GCTCTTAGCGATAACACCACCGTCTTTCATCAGCTCATCGTGTATCCTGTCTGCTACATATTGATACATGTCATTAGCTTTGTCTTCCTCCACCAGGTTACACATGCGTCCAATATTCTTATCCCGTAACAACAAACTAAGTATCTGCATACCATTATTGGAACAGTCTTGACGCACAGGTAAGTAAGACACATATCCGTACCCCTCCTCCGTAAACTTCTTAAACTCTAAACAGAACCGTAGGAAACAGAACGGATCACTTGCATCTGTCCACCAATCAGTACCGTGTGGGTCATCAGCAGCTTCCAATATAAAGTTCTGTCGTTTACCTACCCACTCAAGTCTCTCTGCTCGTGTACCCTTCACTCCCCACATGTTAGCACCGTGTACAAGTACCGCTGCCAAGTCCTCTTCATCTACTACTTGTTGACCATTCTTAAAGTCTAACAAACTCTTAGCTAAGTCAGAACCTTGAGGGTGTAAGTAGTACGGTAAAGCGTACACTCTGCCACGATAGTCACATCGATAAGGAAAGTATAACTTCTCCCACTTCCTGTACATTTTAGCGAGGTGTAAGATACGACAGGCTTGGAATCTTTTAGAGCTGTTACTAGCGTTGGTCTGTTTAATATCTTTCTGCTTCAATTTCCACACCATCAACTCATGCTCATCACTGCCTGTATAATAAGGTTGCTCAGGTATCTCTCCAAATTGTGGGATGTTTCCTACTACTCGTTCATTCTCCCAAAACTTTAGAGTCAAATCTAATATCTCCGTGTTAATTTTCCACTCCACTCTTTGAAGTTTATTAACAGCAGACATTACATGATCGTAGTTATTCCCTTCAAACCATTCAACAGGCTTACCCGTAAAGAATTTCTGTGCAGGTAACTGTTCTATATCGTACCCACCACCCATCAAACCGTGCCAATCAACTGGTCGGTCAGGTAAAGCCATCTTAAATACTTCCCCTGCTTCCTTCCACTTGTCAAAGCGATGCATCCAATCTTTAAACTCAGGAGTAGGTAATACAAAGCGTTCCGGCATCTTACTACTGGTACTCTCACGCATACCCACTATAAACAAACCAGTACAGCACCTGATTTCCTCCAACAGCCACAATCCAAGAGCAGTCTTAGCTTTGTGACGCCACAATTCAAACCGTACATCTTCGTACTTATAAAACTGGGTGATCTTACTTTGCTTACTTCTGTCGTTTATCTCTAACAAATCACGCTTGTTGTGGCTCAAGTTCTCCAACGCATACTTCCACCTAGCTTCATTCTCAAATGCTTTACCGATACGATGACCCATCTTTCCGATAGCTAAGTGGTTGTCTATGTTGTTAAGAAATGTACGCAAAGCAATAACAGCAATTTCATACGGACACATATCCATGACAAAGGTCAGGTAAAGTGGTGTTGTGTATCCTGGACTACTGAATTGATCGATGATGTGCTTGACCCTGTCTCCTAACTTCGGACACATACTCTGTAACATACGCTTACAACTAGCTGTGTGGCTTGACTCTCCTTCTTTGCGTAGCTTTGCTTGTCGGTTACGATACTGCGTCCGTCCCCACTCCCTCATCTTAGCTACATGACCTTGGCTTTTATCAGTCATGTGCGTTATTAAACCAGCATTTTGGTAGCTGTCTTTGCTTGTCGGTGCGGTAAGCTATTAACTTTCCTTCAGCATCTCGTACATAGTTGCCGTTCTTATCCCGTTGAAAGCCTGTAATCTCTGTATCCGCCCAGAACTTATTCCACCCAACAGCTATAGCGTTGTGATCGATACTAGACCAGTTAAAAGGAAGGTCAGTTACGGACGCTTCGTACTCTTCTATATTCATCTAATAACTCACCTCTAATTATGTCCGCCTCTGCTTCCCAAAAGATACCTTTATCGTGGGTCGTCCAATCTGTTTTCGTACAGGAAGTCTTCGATCTCTTCCTCATCCATCCCGTCAATCTGTTCCAATATCCATTCTCTCTCCTCTTCTTCTTTTCGTGCTTCTTCATAGTGTAATTCATAAGGGTCGGTTAACCAAGTGTCGTAACTCATTGTTCCTCCAGTTTCTCCAAATATTCTTTATAGTGTTGCAAGGACAGGTAAAGGTCTAGGAACTCCCCGTCAAGCTCTCGGTTCATATCGTTGTTAAAAATGTGGAACATCAACTCTTCAGTCATGTCCACAGGGTCAAGTAATATATCTTTCATCGGTTTATTAATCTCGGTACATCCAACAGGTAAAAATTATCGCAATAAATGCAATAAGAAACATCATCATCATACTCATAAGTATATATTCTCCTTCGGTTAAGCTCACTGGTTCTGAATCGCTTTTAGTTGTGAATCGTACAGCTTTCGTTTGATCGATTGGAAGGTTTCTATTTCTTCTTCTTCGTAAAATTCATCGATCAGGTAATGTACGGCATCTAACAATGCTTTGTATTCTTCTTCGGTTAATTCAATAGTATTCATTATTTTATTGGGTTGTCAGTTGTCTGTCTTATCACGCCTTCAATCGTGCTTACAGGCTTTCGGTTAAGTAACTCCTGCTGTAGCTCCACCAATCGGTCACGGACACGTACGCTATCAGGTAATTTCTCAAGGACACGTAAGTAATGATCGATAAGAGTTTGTAAGCTCGGTTCGTCTAAGGTGGATAAATCGGATGGGTCAGTAGTCGCTACGCTCATTTGTAGTCAACATAACCAAACACATCAAAGTGAGTGGAGACTATTGCATCATCGGTCATATTATCGTAACCTTTTATGCCCTCCTTTATAATTTTATAAAGAGTCTCTAAAGCGTAGCCTTGTGAGTAGTTGCAAGCATCGTTATCAGCTAGACGCTCACGCATTGATTCTATATCAAGTTGTTTATTTTCTTCGGTAGTAGTATTCATTAGTTTTTGTTTTCTTGTTTTATCGGTTGAGGTCATAAAGCAATAGCACGAAGCTCGGAAGCTATAACATCAGAAGGACGATCAACTTTGTATTCGATCATGCACTTGAAAGAGTTGTGAGCAAAGTTGTTAATGTCTGTACAATCTTGTTCTAACATTTCAACAGAGGTAACACCTTCCATGATATATCTAGCACCATCACGCTTTAAGCACAGGTAATCATATACATGACTAGGTAATTCGGTTAGGTTTTCGTAAGTCTTACCTTCCCACTCGACACTTAAAACACTAAAACCTTTTTTATCGCAACCGATGTATCTGCCAAACTTAACAAAAGCTACAGATGATTTGGTTTCAGTACGAGCTACGGACGGATAATTATTTAATGGGTCAGAACCAGTGTCTTGTACATATTGTGCGTACTCTCTGATGCGTTGCTCGTGCTCGTCACAATACTCATCTGCTTCATCCTTGGAGATATCGTAATGATCTTCGTACTGGTAAATCGTGTAGGTATCGTCAGTAAAGTAACATATGGTTGCGTTATGCCACTTCCCTTTGTCTTGAAAAGGAAACGAACATAAGTCTATTTGGTCAGGTAATGTAGTAGTAGTATTCATTATTATTTATTAGTAGTAGTAGGTTCGGTTAAGCAATCTGGGCACGCATCTTGTGCTTCCATCTTAGGTGATGTCAAGCCACAATCTTTGCATTCGTTAGGTTTCCTGTTTCGATAGTATTGCTTAAGTTTGGCTTTGATGTCTTCCATCATCGCCTCTTTTGACGCTATGTTTGACCCGCTTATCGGAAGCTCACGACAGCCCCACGCTATGAACGGAAGGGAACTAGTATGTGAGTCAATCCGGTAAAAGAATGTCATGTTTTGATATGTAAAGGATACGCTCATAGTTTATTTTTGTTTATTCTCTTTGCTAAATGGAACCTAAGTCTCAAGGTATGTGCTAGATTTATACCCGCTTGCCGAGCTTTTCTCTCGCCATTGGCTTCGATCGTTGCGACAGGTAAAGGTTTACCCGCTTTGTCCAGGCAGATTATTTCGTACGCTTTGATCATATCGCTACGCTCTAAGGTTATTAACTAGCTAAGATTGAGATTAAGATTGCTACCCAGCATCCAGCCAAGGTCACAATGATCAAAGCATTTGCGATTCGATCGGATTTACTTGATTTGATCCAGTGAGGATATTTTAAAGATGAGGTAATTTTTGGTTGGTTCATAATAGTTTTATCCTTTCGTTCTGCCGTGTTCAATTTCGCATAAGGTTGAGAAGTAGCTACTCAATCCATTAGGGTTCTTATTCCAGATTTCCTTAACTCTTTTATGCTCGCCTTCAGTCTCTGGTTTAAAGTCTTTACAGCGATCATTCATAAAAGCCATAGGTGAGCATAACATTCTTAATTCTCTGGCTCGCTTTGGTGTAATTTCCTGAGTCATGGTATTAATACGCTTTTAGGATTGTTGGTGATCCTTTGCCCGCTTTTCTGTACTTATAGGCGACATTTGCCATAGCTTGAGAAATAGGACTTGGATGAGTGGATTTGATTTGTTCGACATGATGAACATTGTCACCTGTAACAACAACGATAGATATAGTTTTATTCATAGTATTAGTGATTGGATTAATTAGGATTCAATAAGATCGGTTTCCTCGATAGTAACAAAGGTATCTCTGTATTCCATTAAGTAATGTTTAATAACATCAAAAGTTTGGTGATCGTACCCCTCCTCTTTTAATGTTTGTTGGAATAAGTCAAACTTATCCGTTAACTCCTGTAAGCATTCAATATCGTTCAGGTAAACTTTTAGATAATTATTGATAACATCAATCGATACATCATGTTTGTAAACTTCAACGATTTCATCATGTGAACGACTCATGCCTATTAGTAAATATTTAAGTTTCATACAAATAAGAAAGTTTTAGTGGTTGAGATGTCTTTATTGTAATCTGTTACTGATTTCCAAATTTTAACTTTGCAAGTGTTTTCATCAATCCATTCAGTATTAGTAACACCGAAAGGTAAAAGCTTTTTGATTACTCTTTGCTTGCCTTCATCACTAGCCGAGTCACCCCGTTCATGGATTAATCCAGTTTCTAAGTCTTTAATTCTATATGTTTTCATGTGTATAGTATAGTTGTGAGCTGTGTTGCTCGTTGTTATTCATAAAACAGCTATTGAACGAACCAAAGCATCTTTGCAAATTGTTTTTTGCGTTTACCTATTCTTTAAAGCTTGGCTAATGGATGGTATAACAAAGGCTAATCACAAATACTGATGATTGTTTATGATCGCTTTTGATCGTTTGATGATCGTTTATGATTGGTTATGGAACTTGGAAAAAGTAAAACACATACAAGACTAAACGCAACTTACTTGCATTAACGAGTTTGATCCAAAGCTCTATCCCATTGACGCAAACAGCAGGCAATCTCTTTTGATTTGCGAAAATAATTGAGCTGTTTTTATTATGTTTTTACCAAGCGGTCTGGAGCTGTTTCATAAATCGTTGATAATCAACAAAACGAGGTTCGCACAATATGTAATCTGTCATTATCCGTCCAATAACATACCCCCTCCCTTTAATAATCTTGGGTACATGCGGGGGTAATTAACGCGCGCGTATATAGCGTAAGTGTCTCGCATTTTTTCACCAAAACTTTTTGGTAATGCTCATCATAAGCCTCTCAGATTTTTCTATCGAATCTTTTTAGGACTTCTCTTTTATACTATCCAAATACTCTTCAAGTCCGCACCTCAGAGCTACGCTTATATAGTCTTCATCAGTGGCTCTTTCCTTTCCCCACTTAACCAGCATATCGTGTGTACTGTCTTCCATCTCCAGGTTTAGCTTGGTGAACATCTCATCTTCTGTTGAGACGATCTTTATGAGTGGTAGTAACCACTGATCCTCTTCTTTAGAACTGTGGGTCAAAGGTGTCTTCTTCATCTTCCTCGGTGTCGTCCTCCATTGTGAATATAACATCATCTGTTTCAGTAAGTACAGACAACTTAGCGAAGTCCAAGCAACCGGCTATCGTGTAGTCGTTAAGATCGTACTCTCTTTTAAAGCGGTACACCAGCTTGGCTAGTTCGTACTGGAAGGTGTCTGTTTGATCGTTGATATTCATATGATGTATACATACTACTACATAACAGATATTGTTACTAGTTTTTTCGAGACGCTATTGAGACACTATTGAGACACCTGCTGTACCCCTGATAAACACTGATGTTTTAAATTTAAAGCTTTACAAGTTTCCTTCGGTGTGAGACTGTTATAATAT